ATGAACGAAACAAATACCCGATCACTTGTCAAAACGGTATCATGGAGAGTATCGGTAAGCGTGCTATCTTTTTTCGTTTCTTGGTGGGTTACGGGCAGCGCTGAATTGGCGGGCATTTTATTTATAAGCAAAGTGGGCCTAAACACCGCTTGGTATTTTTTGCATGAACGGCTGTGGAACAACTTTAGTTGGGGTGTTCTAGGGCGTAAGGAAACTAAATGATAGACCGCAAAGCTATAGCCACCCTTGTACTGTCTGCCGCTGCGCTGGTAGGGCTTGTTACATCCGAGGGCTATAGCGACACGGCTATTATCCCCATCAAGGACGACGTGCCGACTCTGGGGTTTGGCTCTACCGAAGGCGTAAAGCTTGGTGACAGAACTACACCCGTCAAAGCCTTAGCCCGTGCCCTGCAAGATATTCAGAAGTTTGAAGGCGCAGTTAAGAAATGTGTGGTAGTACCCTTGCACCAATACGAGTATGATACGTACATTGACTTGGCCTACAACATCGGAACCGGTGCGTTTTGCCGATCTACCCTAGTTAAAAAGCTAAATACCACCGATTACGCTGGTGCTTGCCAAGAGATACTGCGCTGGGATCGCGCTAAGGGTATAAAGATTAAGGGTCTGACAGTGCGTAGACAAGCGGAGTACCAGAAATGTATTGGAAAATAGCCGCGCTGGTAGTAGCCTTTTTGATAGGTTGGGGCGTACAGGGCTGGCGTAAGGATGCAGAGATAAACCGGCTAGTTGCCGTACAGACGCAAGCTACCTTGGCCGCAGAAGTCAAAGCACGCAAGTCGGAGCAAGCCATAACAACCGCAGCACAAGAGTCAAGGAAGGTGAGCGATGCCAAAACTAAACAAGTTCGTGCCAATCTTGAGCGTACTATTAGTCAGTTGCGCAGCCGCCCCGAGCGTAGTGAAGTGCCCGCAGTTGCCGGAGTTACCACCAAGAGTTGTACAGGCACAGAGCTTTTCAGACAGGATGCAGAATTTCTTAGCAGGGAAGCTGCCAGAGCAGACGAACTTGAAGCAGCCCTTCAGCAATGCGAAACTACCTACAACGCAGCACGGTCAGAATTAAACAAGGAATAACATGCCAAGTACTTACTCACCTGAACTCCGCATCGAACTCATTGCCAACGGCGAACAGTCTGGTACTTGGGGTGCAACCACTAATTCAAACCTCGGCACGCTAATTGAATCGGCAATCTCTGGTGCGGTCTCGGTATCTGTAACCACCGCAAATCAAGCCTTAACCGCCGTTAATGGTGCAGCAGATGAAGCTCGTAACGCTGTTATTGACCTAACCACAACGACCGCCGCTAACTTTGCAGTCTATATTCCACCAAGCTCCAAACTCTACATTGTGCGTAACTCCAGCGCATACTCGGCGACGATCTATTGCTCAACGGCTCTGGGTAATACGACTGCTGCCGGTACTGGCGTGGTTATCCCTGCTGGCAAAACGTGCATGATCTGGACGGCTGGCGCTAATGTTGTCGAGCAGTTAAACCACATCGTCGGTGCGTTTAGTACTACAGACGGTCTGGCAGTTGGTGGTAATGCTACGATTGCTGGCACACTAGGCGTTACAGGCACTACCTTGTTCACAGGCATTCCATCAGGCCCAACCGCTGCAGGTGGTACCAATACTACACAACTAGCTACTACTGCTTTTGTTACTAGCGTTGTAGCTACACTGGGTACTGCGGCTACTAAAAATGTTGGCTTGCTTAATACCAACGTAGTGCAACGAACTGCTGATAATAGCGTTCCGATTGGTAGTACATGGTCAGTGGTTGAATCTGCTGGTGTTTTGTATTTCGCAGTTAGTGGTGTAAATAAAGCAAAGTTGGACGCATCTGGTAACTTAACGGTAGTTGGTGATGTAACTGCCTACGGCACGGTGTAACTATGGCGCTTCCATCTTCTGGCGTTATAACGCTATCCCAAATACAAACTGAGTTTGGCGGGGTTAACCCTAGCAATCTTTCTGAGTACTACCGTGGTGGGGCATACGTACCAAACAGTATAAATACAGCCACAATTCCAACATCCGGAACAATACGTACCAGTAACTTCTACAGCACCGCTAAGTCGTATACCCAAGCGCAAGTAGCAAGTTACATGGATGCTAGTTTGCTAGACACATTCCGTTGGTGTATGGGTGGAGATGCTTCTTACGATGTGTTTATCGGTGGCCCTTACCAACGATATGTATCATCATCGTCCTTTACAGCTAGTTATTCTCTTAGTGGCGCATCGATAACGGGTACGACAAAGTTTACAGTTGTTGTAGGTATTACCGGGTCTTCCGCTAGTTTTAGCTCGGTAACGGTTAATGGGTCTGGAATTACTGTTGTGGGTCAAACCGATTACAATCCGGGCAACGAGATGGCCCATAGGATTTTAGATTGCGAAGGCGACTTTCGTAACGTTACTTCAGTAGTTACTGTTTGGAATCGGTCAGGTGGCAATTCAGGTTCTTGGGCGGCAACAATGATAGTTCCGGGGCGTTGGGTTAATTCTGGTATTGGGTTCCTTGGAAGCTATTCGCTTGGTGCAAATACACTATCTTTCATGACGGCTGGTGGCGGTGGCGATGGCCCTCTTGGTTGGATAACCGCTACAAATGGTATGCGCTATAAACAAACCGACGCTTGGTGGTACAACAATGGGGGTGCTGGCGCATTTGTTAATGCCGGAAGTACTGCGCGTACAGGTAGTATGGGAAATTGTAGTGTCTACCTAACTGCGCTTACATCTATGACAGCAACTAACTAAGGCCACAGATGCCATTACAGAAAATTCAGCTACGCCCCGGGGTTAACCGAGAAGGTACGACGCTTGCCAATGAGGGTGGTTGGTTTGAGTGTGATAACGTGCGCTTCCGTTCTGGCTTCCCGCAAAAGATTGGCGGTTGGGCTGTAATCTCGTACAACACCTTCCTTGGTGTAGCTCGTTCAATGTGGAATTGGGTAACGCTCAAGGGCTACAACTTGCTTGGCGTTGGCACTAACCTAAAGTTCTATATTGAGAGCGGTGGCGAGTACTACGACATTACGCCTATCCGTGAAACAACTCCCGCCGGTGCCGCTACATTCGATACTATTAATACGTCTCCGATTGTTACTGTTAACGATATAGGGCATGGTGCGCAGACTGGCGACTTTGTAACATTTACTTTGTCAGCGCCTGTTGGTGGCTTGGACTTAAACCACGAGTACCAGATCACGTACTTAACTGCCAACACTTATACGGTCACTGCTTCTACTCCAGCTACTTCGACTGTTACCGGTGGTGGCGGTGCAGCTACGCTTGCGGCTTATCAAATAACAACAGGTTTTGACATCTACACAATCGGTACTGGCTGGGGCGCAGGTCCTTGGAGCCGTCTGGGTTGGGGTGATGGGTATACCACTGGTATCGGTTTGCAGCTTCGTTTGTGGAGCCAGACTAACTTTGGTGAAACCCTTTTATTCAGTCCTCGTGGTGGTGCACTTTACTACTGGGCACCGGGCAATGGTGCAACTCCTGCGTATACAACTAGGGGTACTTTGGTATCGGGCTTGGACGTACCTGCAACGATTAACCAGATTATGGTGTCTGACTCAACCCGCATCGTGATTGCGTTTGGTTGTAATGATTACGGCGCATACGGCACGACTGCACAAGACCCGATGCTTATCCGCTGGACTGCGCAAGAAAGCTACACAGACTGGACTCCCGCAGCCACAAACCAAGCAGGTAGCTACCGTTTAAGCCACGGCTCAGAGATTATCAGCGCACTGCAAACCCGCCAAGAGATTCTGGTGTGGACTGATGCAGCCGTGTATTCAATGCAGTACTTGGGTGTGCCATACGTTTGGGGCTTTACGCTTCTGGCGGACAACATCTCTATTGCTTCACCTAATGCAATGGCCACAGCCAACGGCTCCGTGTACTGGATGGGTACCGACAAGTTCTATACTTACTCAGGTCGTGTTGAGACGCTGCCATGTTCTTTGCGCTCATACGTGTTTGATAATATTAACCGCGACCAAGAAGCACAATTCTTTGCTGGTACGAACGAAGGCTTTAGTGAAGTCTGGTGGTTTTATTGTTCGGCCAATTCAACTGTAGTCGATAGATACGTAATCTTTAACTACCTTGACCGCGTTTGGTACTACGGCTCAATGGGTCGCACTGCTTGGCTCGATAGCCCACTGCGTCAATATCCACAAGCTGCAACAACTGGCAATCTGGTTGTGTTCCACGAAGCTGCTGTTGATGATGGCACAACCAACCCACCTAGCCCGATTAGTGCATATATCCAGTCTTCTGACTTCGATATTGGTGATGGTCACAACTACGGGTTCGTATGGCGCATGATTCCTGACATTACGTTTGATGGATCAACCACGGCGTTTCCGTTGAAGCCTGAAGTTAACTTTACGATCCGTCCAAGACAGAATCCGGGCGCTCCTTATGGTACAGGCGACAACCCAGTAGTTGCATCAAAGCAGTCTTATGCAGGTCAGGCAACTTACAACGTGCAAGAGTTTACAGAGATTGTGTATACCCGCATTCGTGGTCGTCAGATGGCGTTTAAAATAAGCTCCGATACGCTGGGTACGCAGTGGCAGTTAGGTGTGCCTCGTGCTGATGTACGTCCTGACGGGAGACGTTAATGTCATCCAACCTAGTAGTTACAGAATCGGTTAGCTTAACTAAAACCAAGTCACCGGCACTACCGCTGGCACCTGTTGAATACGACCGTCAGTACATCGATCAACTTAATACGATCCTGCGGTTGTACTTCAACACGATTGATAACTTAATCGGGCAGTTGGCTTTGTCTACAGCGGGCAGCGCGTTTGTTGTGCCTTATGGAGCGTTCTCTTGTATTGCGCAGACTACGTTAACCTCAGCTATAAATGCCTCAGTAACTACAATTCCAGTTGTTTCGACTGCTACTTTTCCTGTTGCCTCAGTTTCTGAACCTAAAGCATTTGCTATAGATGACGAAATAATTACGTATACAGGTACAACGCCAACATCATTTACTGGGTGTGTGCGCGGTGCATTAATTACTCCGGCCAATGCTGCTTCCCATTTAGTTAATGCGCCGGTAGAAGGTGTGCAAGTTTCATTTGTGGCGAATACTGCCTACGCTTTGTTTCTTAATACCTCAGATTTTGTTAATGATACTTCGTTAACCGGCACACCTAACACTACCAAGATGACCGTTGCTAAGGCTGGCATCTACAACATGCAGTTTAGTGTGCAGGTTGAGAACCGGGATAACGCCCCGCAGGACGTATTTATTTGGCTAAAGCAGAACGGTGTAGACATCATTGCTTCCACGGGTAAAGTAGGTATACCTGCTCGAAAAGGCACAAATAACCCATCGCACGACATCAAGGGCTGGAACTACTTCTTGTCTATGAACGCCGGGGATAGTGTAGAAATCTGGTGGTCTACAACAAGTATTGCCGTATCGATACCGAACTACCTAGCTACGCCTTTACCGGCCAAGCCTTCTACAGCCTCGGTTGTAGCCACAATGAGCTTTGTATCAGCGTTACCTGCATGATACTATTGACAAAACCATTTAAAGGTGCGCCATGAGCCTCCATCACTTAGCACAACAAGTACAATCCAAAGGCCGTGGCGAGGATACGCAGCTTATCCACATGACCCCAAAAGAAGTTCAAGGACTCCAAGCCTTGGCAATGAAGCATGGCGGCTCACTTACCATTAACCCACAAACAGGTCTGCCAGAAGCTGGGTTCCTTTCTTCCATTCTGCCAATGATTGCCGGTCTTGCTTTAGCTCCACTTACTGCTGGCACTTCCTTGGCTTTCTTGGGGGCTACGCCGTTTGCAACTGCTTTGACCGTCGGTGGTGCTACAGGTTTGGCTACAGGCAGTTTGAAAAAAGGTTTGATGGCTGGCCTTGGTGCTTTCGGTGGTGCTGGTTTGGGCGCATCCTTAGCGGGTGCTGGTGCCGCTGGTGCTGCCGCCGCTCCTACTATAGCCCCGGGGGTTGTAAATGGTGTTGGTACGGCGGGTGTTGCAAGTGGGGTAAATCCTCTAATTGGTAACATGGCAAGCGGTGCAGGTACGGCGGGTGTTGCAAGTGGGTTTAACGCCGCTGCCCCGTTTGCTAATGTACCCGCAGCCGTAGCAAATGCAACAGCCCCTGCGCAATTAACCGCAGCAAACCAAGCATTGCAAATAGCCCCTGCGCAAACGTTTGCCAATATGGGCCAAGGGCTTCAGAGCTTGAATTCATTAGACGCACTTAAAACGTTTGGTGGACAGAATATGATGAACATCGGTATGGCCGGTGCCCCTGTTTTAAATGAAATGATGCAGCCGGGCAAACTCAATGCCCCTAAAACCGATCAAGGCATGATCCGTCCTTACACGCTTAGCCGTACACAGAATCCACAAGCCTACGCACAAGATACACAGGGCAGAACTAACACGCCAGTTTATGGCTCACCATTTGATTCGAGCGAGCGTACGCACTTTACTGACCAGTACACAGCCGGTACCCCTTATGCAGCTCCGGGTCCTGAATATAAAGCAGCTACCGGTGGTTTGACGGCTCTGGCTGTTGGT